GTATCATTGAATCAACGCCAAACACTTTTTGTAAAAATGCATTTTTGATATATTCATCTTTAGTTGTGAAACCACCACTTGTTGCTAGTGCATTAATTGCTTCCCAAGCAGGCAGTGTTCCATAAGCAGTAATTCCATCTCCACCAGCATACATTGACAAGTCACTTGCAAGTTGTACATATGTTGAAGATGCAAAGTTTGCTTGATAGAAAGGTGATGCCAAGATAGAAGCATTTGTATAAATAGAATCTACAATAAGTTTATATTTTGCGAACATAAGTCCAGCATAAACTTTTGCAACATCAAAAGACCAGTCATAACCTTCAGTAAACATACGGATAAAGTCCAAAGATTTACCAATTACATAAGGAACTGGTGTTACAACGATTGAGCCTGTTGCTTCTGTAAACACGCTTGAATTGTTTGAACCATATGACCCTTTTTGAGCGATTGGCAATGCTTTTGATTTAATTGGATATGTCATTGAACCACCAACAGGAACTCTATCTCTTTGAGCAAGAGCATCAATTTGTGGACTTCTATAATTTACCATCATTGTTGAAAGTGTTTTTGAATAAATACTATTCATTACACTCTTAAATGTAGAATTGTCAAATGCAAATGCAAGGGTAGTTGTATTATTAGGTACTTCAATACCAGCAACTGAAGAAGCAAATGCGAGTGCTGCCATTTTGGCTTTCTTATCTTCTTCTTTATAGTTATCAACGACAACCTCTTCAATAAGTCCATATCTGCCAAATTCTTTATATGCACTAGCAGCAGCAAGTTTAGCATTGTTTATTACAATACTATTAAATATTTGTGAATTATCTGTGTTTCCAGAAAATTCCATTATTCTAATATCTTTATTAGCCATTTTTATCTCCTTTTATTATTGTGCCACACAAACATAAGTTTGGGCATAGTCAAGTCCGAAATTTCCACCAAGTGGTAGATACTTAACTGCTACGATTTTTAATGAATTTCCGATGTCAGCATTGCTTGCAGAAACTACACCAACATAAGTACTGTCTGCTGGTATTATAAATTTACCGATATCAGAAACATAACTTCCTGCTGTGCCCCCTGTTACCGTTGTGCAACCGATTTCAAATGTTAAATGTGGGTCTACGAAAACTGCTGTTGCAACTTCCCCCGCTAAATAACTGTATTGTGTAAAATCAGGTTGACCCTCTGGTCTACGACCATCAGACATTGTCTCAAATCCACCATTTTGTATAATTGCGAAATGAGTTTGTTCGAGATTTGCTGTAAGCGGTTTTGTCGCTGAATAAACCTCAAAATTGTTTGTGATAGTGTTGTCCAAATCATTTAATAGAACAATGTTGCCTGCAACAAGTCCACCTGATGGAACTGACACTTTTGCGATGTGCGTGCTACTAAGTTTATTAGTAGTGCAGTATCCGATATTATTTGCCATTTTAAATTTCTCCTTTTTTTATTTTTTAACTCTGGCTAAGATTTCATCACTTGATAAAATCTTGTTTTTATCTTTATTTATAGTTTCGATTTTTTTTGTAAAGTCCGCCATAAATGAAAGTTCAGTAGATAATTTGTTTGAAACTTCTTCCTTTTGTTTGTCTTTAATATATTTATTTTTAAGATAAGCAACAAACTTATCATCTACTTCTTTTTTAAATTCTTCGCAAGACATTTCCATTGTATCAATCTTGCTTGCCATTACTTTCATACTTTCTTCATCAAAAGCATCTTTATTTTGATTTAGATAAGCACTCATAGTTTCCTTGTCTTCTTTCTCTTTATAACTTTTAAGTTTGGTTTCTGCAACTGCATATTTTTGGGTAAGTTCTTCAAGGGCATTTTTTGTATCATTGTATTTACTTTCCCAATCTTCTACACTTGTATCATCCTCACCATCACCATTATCTTCTTGATTGGTGATTTCTGGTTGTGAAACTGCACCTGTGTTTTCTATTTGTGGTAAAACAATAGAGTCATTTGAATTTTCAACGCTTGTTATTTCACCTTCAACTGTTTTTGCAACATTTTCTGCAAGTGCATTTTCAACACTTTCATCTTTTGACTTGTCTTCATCATCTATATCAAGTTTTTTGTAAAGTCCTTCAATTTTAGAAACTATCGCTTCTTCGTTATTTGCTTTTGCATATGTTAATGCACTAGCAAGTCCGTATCTATTATATACGGCAGTGTCGCCCTTAATTTCCATTACTGGATATTTAAGTTTTTCACTAGGAGCATCTTCCCATCCTTCCTCAACAATTAAATATACATCCTTTACTAAAGATTTATAATTCTTTGCATCAAGAATATCTTTTCTAAGTGTGGTTTTATTTACTTTGCCCCACTCACTTTCGCTCATAGCATCTTTCGACTTGTCTACTTTAATTTCATTTCCAGTGCCATATTCTTCTTTGGCAAATAAAAACTCGCAAGCATTTTCGATTTGACGATATGTTTCATCTTTTTCTACTTTCTTGCGGTCTTCTTCTTTAAGAGTTACATCGCCTTCTTTTGATAATTTATATGGAATAGAATATAGGCAATCCGTTTCTCTGTCATATACAATAACTAATTTTTTATCTATATCAACATCTTCATACCAATATTTATCACAATTCCAATTACCATCAGAATATTTATAATCTCTTAACTTTTTCCAAATTCTGCGTTTTAGAACTTCGGCTGTTAAACTGTTATTCAATAGTATTTCCTCCTTTTTATTTTTTATCTTAACGAATATATCTTCGGTAGATAACTGATTTTTAGCAAACTGCAAATATCTCACATTAGCAATTTCTTGCTCTTTTTTAGAAAATTTCAAGACTTTCATATGACTGCCTTCTATACCTTCTTGAACTCTATTTGATAAAATTGTTATTTCTTGAAGGACAAAACTTTCTATTATGAATATTCCAGTTTCTTCATTTTGTACACCAATCGCCTTAAATACAACAGAGATTTTCATTTCCCCATCATTTAATTGCAATAGGTTTACAAGTTTCGGCAATAATCTTTTTTGAATTACCGCCTCCACATTACAATATGTCTTTCCATTATCTCTTTCAATAAAAGTGATTCTACTATCTGTTGGGATGTGCCCCGCTACCCGCATATCAAATAATTCATTTTCGTTATGAAAATGCTCTACTACATCATTTGCAAGTTCTTTCATTTTTGAATTAAATCTAAATGCTATTGGTTTATTTGCAAATGTTGGTATTGATATTTCAGCCGACTGTCTAGAAATATTGCATTGGTTTAGATTGCATTCACCTTCTTCATCTATATGAAACAAATCAATAGAAACTATCATTATGTCTTCATCATCCATTAAAAGGTCAATACTGTTTTTTTGAGACGCAAACTCTAAATGTCTTTCTTCATTATCCACTTTGCACCTCCCTTTTTTTCTTTGGTTTATTTTGTGTCCACTGCGTTAAAAATTCACTCAATTTAGGTGTAAGTATAAAAACATTTATTATTTTACCTGCTTTATTTTCATACACATTCACTGGTTGAATATTTAATACCGTTTTAATATTATGTGCAAGTCTTTGACTCCCGCAAGAATATGTTTTGACATTCAAATCCGCCATATTTGTTATTTGTGCCATATCAATCACCACCCTTTGCGAGTTGCTCGATTATAAACTCTTCATAATCATTATTCCACTTATGAATATCATTTGTGGCGTCATATTTCTTTGTAGCCTCATAAAAAACAAGTGCTTGTTTTGTATAAATTGGCAATACTGAAAAATTAAAATCACGCAAAAAGTCTTCATATGCAAAGTCTTGATTTTTAATAGCAACTTTTATCGCTTCGGTTGTCAATGTTTCAAATGTTGTCATTGCCATTACAAAATCTTCCATTGCTTCACTTGTAGAAACATATTCTTTACTTGATTCAGTTACTTCGCCTCTATGGAATCTATCATTTCTAAGACTTCCAAATGTTTGCACTTTGTCTGCAAGTTGTGGGAATATGTGTGCAATGTTTTCGTGGAACCATCTTTGAAAAGAAGGTTGATTTTCAGTAATATCTAAATAATAAACAATATTATCGCATATGCTATTAACCTTAAAGGCATAATCAAATACTTTATGCACTGCGTCTAGTGTTTCTTTACTTGTTAATCCCATTATTCTTCACCTCCTTCATTTTCGATTATCCTATCATCTTTTCTATCAGTACTTTCATTTGGTGTGTCAGTTTTTGGTCTACCACCAACATCTTCACCATAATCTTTCGTATTACTATTAAGCAATAAATAAAGATTATCTTTAAAATCGCCTTCTGCACCACTCATTAACTGTTCTTCTAAATCAAAAACATTCATTCCTATTGACGCTGCGATTTTTTGTGGCAATACAATTCCCTTATCTGCAAGTTTTAATGCAGTATCAAGTCTTTCTTTTTTATTGCTACTAAAATTATTCCCTTCAAAAGAAAATTTGAATTTATATTTCACCATTAGAGAATTTACCATACTTGACAACCAAGTCGCATATTGATTATATGTTTGCAATGTAAGTGAAGAATCAACTTCGGTGCTTAACAATGTTTCCATACTTGTTTGCTTATCGCTAGAATATATTATTCTGCTAGAAACACTACTATTGCCAGCAAGGTTAGTTGTGTAGTCTGTGTACATATTTTTGTCTGGCAATGTATAGTTAATGTCTTTTACATCAGAGAATGGAACACCGCTAATTTTAATAGCATCGTTCAAACCTTTTTTCAAGAACCCTAAATACAATCTCATTGTATCTGCATCAAATGCCAAAGAATTTGCCACACTACCACTTTTTTGGTCTTTTAATAATGGAATTAAACCAACTAAAATCTTTTGACTTGCAATTATATATTGATTGTTTTGCATTTCACGAACTAGACCTTTATTTATTGCATCATTAAATAGTGGAGTTAAAAATGGCATAATTGCATAAATATCGCTATTAAACTTGAAACAAGTAAAACCACCATCTTTTTGCAGTGGACTTGTTTGTGCCCAAGTCGAAAATGTGCCCTTCCTATCATCTATTCTTTTTGATGGGTCATATTCATTAAATGGCATTTTAGGTCCAAATACTCTTGCCCATAATTTTTTCATTGCTGATGGGTATTGATTTATTGAAATCCCTTGTTTTAAAAACCATTCCATATTGAAATCAAATGTAAAACCATAATCAGCATTTTTGCCAGTGATTAAACAATTGTTTGCTGGCAATTCTTGAAATGTATAATTTTTGCCTGCGTCCATTCTAAATATTCCAAAATATGCATCAGTGACTAATGTCCTACGATGAATTTTTGCAAATTCCCCCTTGACATCAAAACACTCTAAAAATTCTTTTAATCTTGCCTTATCTGCCAAATAGTCTTTGTCTTTTCTATTTTGAGGAGGATTGGTACATATAAAAGTATAATCAAATGATGGCAAGTTGCCAATATAACCCAATGTTCTTTTGCTTATCGCTTCACCGAATTGCAACCATTCTGAATATGCAATCAACATTTCAGAACTATTTACAGGGTCTTTTAATGCTTCTTTTAATTCTGTAGCACTTAATTCTTTTGGCGTAAATCCAATAGATGCCAATCTATCATTTGTAAGCATTGGTGTAAATGTCATTGGATAACCAGCAGTATTAGAATATGAGTTCATTATTTGTTCAGTATATTTCATAAACTCTTTAAATTCTTGGTCTGACAACGATTTTTTTTCTGCATTTTGGCTATTCAATAAATCATCATTGTTTTTGATATTATTTACTTGATTTTCAGTTCTAGTATTATATCTTCGCCTTTTGGACATACTCACCTCCATAATTATTTTTTTATTTGCCAGTTGTTACCAACCAGTGCAAAATTTCTTTAATAATTCTATATCACTACTTTTTTCTTCGACAATATTATTCATATGTGCATTTATATACCATAATCCATATTGCAAAGATGAAAATCTATCCTTATCAACTTTTTTAACAACTCTGTCTATTGATAAATTTCCGTTGTTTAATTTTTTAAGTTTTAAGTTTATAATTTCTTCAACTAAAAAATTTGTTTGAATAAATGGCAATGCATTTTCTTTATAATTTTCAGTATCATTCATATCATAGCCAGAATCGTTTTTTTGTTCTAATAATCTTAATTTATTAGTGTCTACCATTTCTATAAATGTTCCAATGCTTTCATTGTCATATTTTTGTGCATAATAGCAAAACACTATTTTAGGACTTCCCGATATTTCAGGTGTCCTTTCAGAGTTTAATGTGTCCCAACAACCAAGACTTTGTCCTGTCATTGGATCGATTTGCTCTCTTACGAGCATATCTGTTAAACCTTTTGTTCGCATAGATTCGTTAATTCTATGCCGTTCTTTTATGAACTGCTATATGTTTCCATATAGAGCAGACTATTTCATCATCTTGCATTTGCAAGAGCCACTCACTTCCACCCACTTGGGTGTACTCTCCTTACGGGAGATAGTCGTTGGGGAGTTCTTTGTTCAAGAATATCCTCCTAAAGACCCATTATATAGTACTTAGGATTTAACCTTATACCATCTAGTTAATTTTTTCTGCTTTCGCAACATTCACACTTGTGCATATTTCATCACTATGTTGTAGTTTAACTAGCCTTAGGGATTGCTAGGATTTGTTGTGGTGTTGGGTATATAAAATATACCACTATATACTGGTCGCCCAATATACGGGGCTGTCTTTCTTTTTTGTAACGAAAAGTTACCCCTGCCTAAACCGTTTTCATCGACAACTACAATTTGAGCATTAAATCTTTCTTTGATTTTTTTTATCTCTATTGCTTGTGCAGTAAAATCTAAAACACCTTCAAAAACGAATAAATTTACTAACTGTGCTTCTTTAATTTTACCATTTTTATATCTTATAATTTTTAGTGGTGATATAACTGTTTGATTGTTTTTACTATTATCAGAACGAGCAACATCAACGCTTAATATATAATCAAATCCCTCAACTGCTTTTAATTCAGGTTTAGTTAAATTCCTACAAGACATTAATTTTGCACTTGAAACAAGTGCTGAATCAGTTGCCCCAGTCCAATGCGACATATAGTTCATATCCCAAGCCATAGCACTTAAATTGTTTTTTTTATCCATCAAAGAAGAAATGGTTTCGCCTCTCCCATAAAATGCACCGAGTTTCCATCCTGCTCCTATGCAAAAATTTCCATCTAATTCTCTCATCCCATCAAGATGTTTTCGACATCTATAATATGCCGAGTTCATTCTATACCCAGCAGAAGAAAAAAAGTTAATAGAACCATTTAATTCTAGTGGGTCAATCAAACCTTTCTTGCCAGTTGTTCTTCTTGGCACATTGAATATTGGTTCTAATGCATCTAAAAATACTTGCTCATCTGTTAAATTATCTTCATCCATATCTCCAGCGTGCCTTCGCATACCTTTTGATTGTTGATTATTTGCTAAATTGTTATACCTACTACCATTATGAAACTCAATTT